AGTAATAGTTGAGTAATAAACGCTATTACGAATCGTTCAATTAAGCTCCTGCTGAACCATAGATACCACGCCAGTTTGAAAAACCGAAGCTGTATCTTTCTCTAGCTTTGTAACGAATGTTACCAGTAGAGAAATCAGGTTCCATGTTAGTCTCCATGCCAGTTCTTTGGAACATTTTTAGACCCTCGCCTTGATCTGTAACAGATGTAAGCAAGAAGAAAGCATCAGGATCAGTTAAATAATGATTAACTGTATAGCCACCGGGTAACACACCTGTGTTTTTGATAGCGTTTACATCATTATCTGCTGTACCTGATCTTAGAGTGCTGTTCAATATTCTGTCAGCAACAAAAACTAATTGTGGTGGAACCACAAGTTTTGAAGCATTAACAGAGATTGTTAGACCTCTATCGTCTGTAAATGTTGAGATATCAATAAGTGCATCTTCCAATGAAGTTTCATTGAGGTCAGCCATGGATGTAGCTCTATTCGCTGCTGTTCCACCACCTGCGAGGGGGTGAGCAGTTGCGATTAAAGGTTGTCCATCACCACCAGTAAAACTGGTAGAAAATGCGTTATTAAGTACATTGGCACCTTTCACTTCTTTGGTGTTAGCCATTGATCGTGCTAGTGCTTTTGTATATCTTTTTCCTAAAGAATCGTAAAGGTTATCTTCAACTGCTTCTTCTGTTAATGCAAAAGCTAACGCAATCGTGTCATGCGTATATCTTGCTGTATAACTTTCAGAAGAATTGTCGAAAACAACTCCTTGACCTTCAGACTTAGTTGGTGCTGAACCAAAGCCCATAATTAATACTTCTTCTTCGAAAGCCTTTTGAGAGTCTTCGATTGAAAAAATTTCAGTATATTCTTGTTGGTACTGATCGTACTCAAGTCCAAATAAACTGTTTAAACCGGGTTCCAGTTCCTTCGCTAATTGTGCTCTTGAAATTGCCATAATTTATATCCTTATGCTAAACCTGCACCTTTCTGTCCACATATATGATTTTGAATCACACATAGAACATTGGTGTCAGTCGAACCTACATCCGAGTTATCAGGGTCTTGAGAGATATCTAACACTTTCAGTGGTAGTGTAGCAGTGGCTGCACCAGTACTAACTGCACATTCAGTATTTGATCTTCCAGACTTAGTATCGCCTACAGGTGATCCATCAACAATGTCGAAATTTCCGAAGATGTCTGCAACTGGAAAAGCTGCGTTACATTGTACTTCGAAAACAACATTAGGATGATCTATCACATTAGCGATTATATCAGAGGAAGTAATACTTCCTGCGTAATGATTACTAAAAATCTGTTCGCCTTCAGAGTTTGTAAAGCTCACGCCATTAAAAACTCCTACGATGGGTACAGTTCCAGTAGCGGCATGTCTGCCCAATACACCTGCTGTAAGCTGTGTAACCAAGTCGCCTTGGAAAATTGGGGTAGTCGCACCACTAGCGATTCTGTATCTTGATTGTCCACCTGAATAAGGTGCACCACTCATCATACGAACAGGTTTTAGTCCAAATGGAGCATTTTTATTTGCCATAATTTAGTTTCCTGTTATTTGATTACTTTTTTGATCCAAAAGTAACCTGAGATTCTCGTTTAGAATCATACTTAACATAGCGATTGTCTTTGCCTGAATCATTAAACATAGTATTGTCTAACGCTTCATTGGCTTGACGAGTTCTACTTTCATAGTGTTCTCTTCTTTCTTTAACAGTCTCTATGGGCATTTTTGCTAAAACGAGTCCTTCGTTGTGTATTACGCCTGCCATCCTACCTTGTTCGATAGTAGGAAAATGCCAACCTTCAGGTAGCTCAGAACCTTGTACAAGTTCCCAACCTTCCCTCAGTCTATAACTCATGTTATTTGCATCTTCTTGACCTAAAGTTGCTTCTCTAATCCACCTGTATTCATAGCCTTCAGGTGGTGGAGGAGTTTCAAGTTTTCTGACTGGTCGCCATGGTTTTCTACGAGCTTCTTTATCGTGTGTCTCGGAATCACGAACATTTCTAGTCATATCCAGTTTCTTATCGTCTTTCATTAGATTACCTCTCTTTGTGAAATTTTTTGTTTCTCTTGGGCTACTCTTTTCAACCAGTCATCTTCTGACATGTTGTAAGGTTTTAACCCTCTGAGGCGATCTACTTCGGACTTAGAAAAAGTCACGCCTTTTTTCTTAGCTTGTGTTTTTTGCCGACTTCCTACGGAAGCAGATGCGACTCTTTGCACAGAGGGTCTATCATCTTTTGCTTCGGCTTTTTCATTATTATCCAATGTAGGATAAACTTTAAAAACTCTTTTGTTTAACTCATTGTAATAATCATCAGAGTCAGCTTCGTAACCCTCGTTGACTAAATTAAAATGAGTAAAATACGCAAACTGGGTTGCTTCAACACTTTCTTGTTTGGATTGATCTCCATACCAAGTATTTTTACTTGCCCAATCTAAAGCCTCTCTTGTAGGCTGTGGATCAGCTTGTTGTTGTTGTTGTTGTTGAACTTGTTGTACTGGCTGTGCTTGTTGTGGCTCTTGTCTTCTGTTTTTAGCCATGCGTAATTTTTCTTTTTGTATAGAAAGATCACTTTTAAGAGTGTCTGCCTTAGACATAAGTTCTGCATCGCCTGATTCAACAGCTTTTTTGTACAATTCATTGGCTTGTTGTTCTTTAGCATCAATGGATTGTTCTTCTGCAATCAAAGTTTGTGCACCAAGTTCATTGGTATGCGTACGCAAAGCATTGATCTCTGCATCTTTTTGGGATGCTACTTGTTCAAGATACTGTGCTCTTTGTTCAGCTTCTTTTGCTCGTTGGGTTAGTTTATTAACTCTTTTAGAAACGCCTTTTGTATATTCATCTAATTCATCATCAGATTGAACGACTCCATCACTAATAGGTTCTTCAACTATTTGTATATCTAGTTCTTGGGATTCAACTTGTTCTGCATTATTTTCTATCATTTATAAACTCACTATATCATCAGGATTAGAAATTGTAGCAATTACTTCGTCATCGTTAATAATTCTTACTTCTTCACCATCATCTAATTTAAACCTAGCACCTGAATAACGACCAATCAATACCCATTGTTTCTCGTGACACCATGGTGCTCCATATTTTTCTCCACTATAGCAAAGAGGACCACATTTGACTACATAAGCGACAACTGTTGCCAGTTGTTCTTTATCTTGTGAGTCTTTTGTGAGAAGGATTCCTCCCTTTGTTACTCCCTTACCACGATAAGGAAGAACTAAGATTTTCCAACCTGTAGGTTGAGGCATACGCTCTAAAATAGAATCATCTAGCTTGCTTGGGTCTAAAACAACCTCATCAGGTTCTACATAAGCTGAAGATAATTCTACTGTTTTTTTAGTCATTGTGTACCTTAAAGTAATTTTTTATAAAATCTTGTATATAGTACAACGCTTCTAGTTGTCCTTGCAAGTATTTATGGTGTTCCATGTCATTTAAACCACCACCCATATAAGTCTCACTAATAGCTTCTATCTTAGAATCTATTTCTTTTTGTAGTTTTTCAAGAAATTGTAAATCCACTAATCTCTCATTTTGTAATCAAGACCTTGGGTAGCCGCTCCACCACCTCTGCATTTCATAACCTTAACTCCACCACCTTTTTCCATTTTGACAGTGCCACCATAACTTTTATATTGAACTTTTACGCCTTTTTTCTTGGCAGAGTTTTTAGCCATAGCTATACCTTTTGGGCTGTAATCGTAATGTTTTCCACCTACTTTTGGCATAATATTCTCCTATTTAGATTTTTTGGATTTTGTAATTTTTGTAACTTTTTTTACTGCTTTGACAGTTTTTTTAGCTACAGGCTTAGATTTTTTAACAGCTTTTTTTACAACAGGCTTTACTTCTTCTGTTATTTTTTCTGCTACTACTTCTTTAACTACAACAGGTTCAACATTAACAAAAACTTCACCCATATCAATTGCCATTTGTTTTTTAGCAATTCTTTCATCAGAAAGTTTTTTTCTTTCTGCTAATAATTTTTCTTTAGCTAACCTTTCAGCTTCTTCGTTTGCTCTGTCAATTTTTTTTTGAGCTTGCAAATCTTTTATTTTGTCTTTTATATAAGATGTTGTCATATTAATTTCCTCTTAGTTTTGATTGTAACTCCATAAGTTTCAACTCTGCTTGTTGTTGCATCCTTTCTACTGCTAATTGGAGTTTATCATCAGCGATAGTTTTTTGCATGTCTAGGCGTTGTTGTTGCATTTGATTGTCAAGCACATTGGCTTGAGATTGTAATTGTTGTTTAGAATCAAATTGTTCTTGATCTATGTCTAACTCTTTATCTTTGAGTGCTAATTCTTGTTGTCTAATTTCTACCAGTGGATCGCCTTGATTGGTTTGACTAATAGATTCCATAAACTGATTAGTTAGTTCTGCCAAAATAGGTGAGCTCATTTGATCTAACATCATTTGAATCTGTAATTGTATTTGCTGTGCTTCTTCAGGCGTAACTTGTTGCATTTGTGCCTGAACCTGTGCAATTTGTTCTTGCATTTCAGGTGGCATTTGCTGTTCAGCTATTTGAGATGCAAAGAATTGTAAATGTTGCATAACATGGCTAATAATTAATGATTGCAATTGTGGGTTCTCTTTAACCACTTGAGTTAAAAATAAACTTTGATGAGCTTGTACATGAGCTTCATGATTTTGTTCTGCAAACGCTTGTGCAGGTTGACCAAGTAATAATCCACTATTTTCTAAACCTGCATCTATAGGTTTTGGTGTGTTATCAGCAGGTGGTTGTAACAACGCATCTACATTATCAACACCTAAAGCACTGTACATTCTGTAATAGGCTTCATAAATACCTGTAGGTCCATGTATCTCAGGGTTTGATTGAACCATTTGTAANAATTCTTGNGCCATCGTAATTCTTTGGCTTTGTGAAAATATGTTTGGATCAGAGACAGGTACTATGTCTATGCGATTGTCAAAATCAGTAATCTTTATTTCTCTTGATCCTGAACCAGTGTCGTATGGGTATTCAGGTGGTAAATATTCTGCAAAGACTTTGGCTAAAAGATTAAATTCTAGTTTCTGTGCATAATGCAATCTTTTATGGATAGCACTCATAACCTTAGTTCCACGCTCTAATAACGCTACTGTGGTTCCTACAGGCATGGCTTGGTTCATATCACCAACATTCATATCACCAATAGAGGCAAATCTTTTGCCTGAATCTACTAATAAACCAAGTAGTTGCATAAGAACATTGCTTGGTTCTTTGATAGGTAAAGGTATTAAGTTTTCTCGTAAAGAGCCACCTGTTGTATCAATGTCTCTAAATTCACCGGGTTGTAAAGGTTCAGCTTCATCACGAATACGCATACCTCTAGCTTTAAAACCTGCAGGGAGATTAGCTAGTGTTCCTGCATCAATAAGTTGTCTAAGAATACTGGTAGTAGCTTTAGATATACCACCAATCATGTGTGATAGACCTAGCCCATAGAAGCCTAAACCGGGTAAAAACTTGTATTGTACAAAGTAATTAATTTTATTTTTGCTTGCATCATTTGGATTGTAATTTCTTCTTATTGCAAGTATTTGGTTAGATTGTTCGTCTACAGTGACAATGTATGGCAGTTTTAATCCTGTTGGCTCACCTGTTTCGTCTTTATCTTCAAAACCTTCTAAATCAAGAATGGTATGTACTTCATAAATAGTTCTGTTGCGATCTTCTGTATAACTAGGAGAAGTACCTTCTATCTCATCAATTTCAGTGGTTATATCATCACGACTTTCATATGATTCTTCAGGTATTTCTACATCAATGTAAAAACCTGATAATTGTTGTTTTTTGATCTCGTTTCGTGACATGGTGATCGCATGTGTAATTCTTTCTGCTGTAGACATGTCAGGAGCTTCGTATGGAACAATAAGGTCTTCAGGAGGTATAAACTTAGACACTGCTCTTTGTAATACAAAATCAAAGTAAATTTTCTTAAAACATGAGCCTGCAAGTGGTAGATAAAATAATAATTGATCTAATTCAGGATCGTAGTCTTTCATTACATTCATAATGTAATAATTCATAAACTCTTGTACTCTTTCAGCCTGTGACTCTGTTTCTACAGTTCTTTGACCAAGAATTTGTGTCTTGACTGGTCCTTTAGCAGGTAGTAACTCCTTGTAAGCCTGTGCTTGGAACTGAGTTGTTGCCTCTGCGAGGATTGGATGAATTACGCCTGATGATCCTTGAAATGGTTGAGAACGACTGTCATCAAACTTCATACCAAGGTATTTTAATCCGTCTGTGTAAGTTTTTTCCCATTCACTTCTTGATTCAAGATCGCCATTGATAGAATCAATAAGATTAGATGCTAATTTAGATAATTCTTTTTCATCTATAAATTCAGCTAGATTATCAAAAAAATCTTCTGTTTCGCCTTCCATACTAGCAAGTTCAGCGGCTATTTGCTCGTCTAACAGAACCTCATCGTCAACAACCATGATGTTGTCTGCATCATTTATTGCTTCTGATCTGCTTTGTTCAGGGATAATTTCTACAGAACTTCCTGACTCAATTATGTCAGGATCATTTTCTGTGCCTAATACTCTTTCAACTGCCATAGTAACCTTAGTGTATCACTCTTTTTTCGTTTAATTTTTCCAAAAATTCCTCGCCATGTATCTCTGCGAGTTCACCATCTATTATTAATCCTTGGTATTCAGCAATAGCTTCTGCTATTTGTATGTCTTTAGCAAAAATATTAGGACCTGAATGTTCAGTACCATCCCATATAAAAGATGTAATAAAAATTTTCATTGGTTAATAATACACTGTTCTGTCTTTTCTTAATAATTTTACTTCATCTTGATAATCTTCGTGCAAAGATAAAAAACCACCTTGCCTAAATCTCATCAAAGCCATAGTTGCACTATCGCAATAGTCATCATTATCACCATAAGGGAAACTTGCCATTTCTTCAATAACTTCGTCTGCAAAATTTTCATCAGGTGCCCAAACCATGCCTGATTCAAAAATAGGTGCAACACTGTTCATTCTTGCTACTTTGTCTTGACCTCTGCTAGGTGTATACGCAGTTACAGGTATGCCCATCCTTCTTAATTCTTGTGTTAATGGGGTTCCTGATGCCTTGGCTTCAATTAAAACACAGTCAGGCTCCCAATACTTGTATTCATCCCATGCTAGTCTTTTAAGTTCAGGGAAATCAACACGCATCCTTTTTGCATCTAATAAAATAATACAAGGAGTCTCATTGGTTTCATGTTCAAACACTGCCCATGTAGTTATTGCTGAATAATCAGCAGTTTCTTTTTTAGAGAACGCAGTATCATAACTTTGTATAACATAATCATAGGATGGTACTTGTTCACCATGCCATTTTTCCCACCACTCTCTTTTAACAATAGAACCTTCTTCAGCAGTAGGATTTTGCATCCACTGTGCGTTCCATTTTGCTACAGGCAATGATGCTTTTACACTTAATAGCTCTTCTTTCTTCCAAAACTCACCCCACAAAGGTTTATCTGTCTTAGGCATAATTGCAGGAAATTCAACAACTTCCCATTGATCTGCGTTTTCTTGACCTTGTTTTTTTAGAACCTTTCCAACCAAATCTTTTGTGCTCCACCTTGTCATTACAATAACAATAGTTCCACCGGGCTGTAATCTCTGTCTAGGTCCTGATGTATACCATTCATAGGCAGAGTCCATAGATTTTGGTGATAATGCATCTTGTTCACTATGTGGATCATCAATAATCAGTAGATCAGCACCACGACCAGTAATGGCTCCACCAACACCTGCGGCGAAGAACTCACCTTCCATGTTACTTGTCCATCTACCTGCTGATTTATTGTCTGCTTGTAGGCTAACATTAGGAAAAATAGTCTTAAAATCCTCAGAATCAATTAAATTTCTTACTTTTCGACCAAATCGAACAGCTAATTCTGATGTATGGGTACATTGAATGATCTTTAAGGCTCCATTTAAACCCATCATCCATGCAGGGAAGAAGGTAGAAGCAAATTCTGACTTGGAATGTCTTGGTGGTAAACAAACAATTAATCTTTTTAGTTTGCCTTGAGCAATACGATTAAATTTATCAGCAATAATTTTGTGGTGACGACCTTCAATAAAAGTTTCACCCCACATATGCTTTACAAAGCTCATAAANTCTTTTTGACAAGAGTCTTGTTTGCCTAATTCTTCATACTTTTTNAGCAAAGCCATAGCTTCAGCTTTGTCTTGAGGTGACAGAATATCAAAATCTTTTAATTCATTGATATTCACAAAAGACGGACAAGATAGATAGATAGTGACATTTTTGGTTCTAACTTGCCCTAAGCACTAATGGAGTAATGCCTAAAATAATTATAAACGAATTAAACTTCATACCATTTTTTATTTTCGAACATTAATGCTTCAGCTTCTCGTCTGCGTATTAAACCTTCTTTAACGACTCCATTTGCCTTGTTCCAACGCTTAATTTGAGCAGGTACACCTTCATAATCCTTGTCATTTAANACTTTNAGNAGCGAACTGGACTTAAGATTGGTGGGTCCTAAATTGTAAACCCAACTAACTAACGAATCAAAATGATGCTGTTCTAGTGGCACCTCTACATACTTATCTACATAGTTACAATAATCTACTAACTCGTCTTCAAGCATTTTTTCTGCTTCTTCTTGGGTGATTTCCATGTCTTCTGTAACACCTTTAGTGTGTCCATAGCCAATTGTTAGTACATTAGCGGCACATCTGTAAGATTTAAGCTCACAGCCTTCAAATTTTTTAATTAGCGAGATGCCTTCTGACGAAATTTCCATAATTACTCCTTTTTTTTAGTTGTAGTCACTGTTCTGTAGTAAACCACAACTTCTTGTAGCTCATTAATATATCGTTTAAGTTCTTGCATGTTGTATGCCATCAATTCGTAATCAGGTACAGACATAGCAAAAAAGACTACATTTCCTTGGTCTTTTTCTACTGTTTTGAGAAACTCATCTAAGTTTTTGCCTGAAACTACATACCAATGAGGTTCTTTGAGATCAATTTCTCTAGGCATGACAGGTTGAACGATGATTCGTTCAATGGGTTTGGTGATTATATCTACTTGTTGTCTGCTAGGAATCAGACTGCAACTGCAAGCCATCATCAAGGCTATCAATACGCCTACTGTCTGCTTCGATGCTATCAAATACTTGTTTTGTTCCATTATTTACCCTCGTTTCAATCAAACTAGGCTTTGCATTTGCTAACTTGGTAAGATTATGTCGTTTAAAAATGTCTAAATAACGACTCATTTCTAATTCTATAGCGTTATTTTTTGTTTGCAAATTATTCAGACTGGATGTTTGGAGTACAAAATCATTTTGTACTGATTCTAATGCTAGTTTTTGTTCTTTGTCTCTGAGCTCAAATGCTTGATTGAGTTCTGCTAATTTTGAGTTTTCATTCCAAAGAAAAAAAGTAAACAAGCCTAATACTGCAATGACACCTAATAAAATTCTACTCATTATCCATTAAGAGGATTGTCGTCTTTGTCTTCTAGTTTGTTTAAACTTTTTTCAAGACTTTGTAGGTCAGCTTTTATAGTAGCTATATCAGTTTTTATTTCAGTAAGATCAGGTACTTCTACACTATCTATTTCTTTTTCTAAAAACTGTACTGATGTTTCTATAGATGCAAAGCGTTCTTCAATAACCTTCATTTCGCTTTCTGTTTCGCCTAGCCCACCAATCTTAGCTTCTAGGTTAGCTATGCGATTAACATAGGTCGCTCCACTGTAGCCAAAGCCTGCAAGCGTTGTAACTATTGTTGCAAGAGCAATGAGTTGTCCTGTCTTACTTTGAAACCAATCCATAATTATCTCCAAATATTAGGTTGGTCACTCATCATTTGACTTAAACCTTTTAAATTTTCATTAACCAAGCCATAAAAAGCATTGGTGTTGTCATTTAGTGTAGCAGAATCATATATTGTTTGACTAGAGTACCAATCTTGTGAATCAGGAACGCTTGTTTGTGAGTAGGCATTGAAGTCAGGAACATAGCCAATTAAAGCAATAAGTTTTGACTCATCACCATACTTTCCAGTATCTTCTTGCTCTTGTTCTATTTCTTCTTGTTGATCTTCTATGTTTTGGGCAATAATTTTATCTGCTATTTGATCTGCTTCTGAAGATGTCATCACACCTGATACAGCAGTATCAATCTCACCTTGTACATTACTTACTTGTACATCAGCAACAACCATAGATGCAGTATCAGTAAAGGTTGGCATAGGTGCTGTGTTTACACTTATGCTAGATGACATTCCTGAAGAGTCAGACAGAGATAAAACTTGATTTGTTTGTTGTGTTGCACTGGCAAACTGATCTGATGCACTAGGACTACTAGAAGTGCTTATACCACCACTAGATGAGCTAGAGCCTCCTGTCGTTGAGTTTGATGAAGATGAGTAACTAGATGAGTTATTTGTTTGAGAGCTACCTGAAGCCTGAGAATAGCTGTTGGATGCTGTTTGTACTCCTGCTCTGACTACATTAAGAGCTACAGTCATTAATCTATTTTTGCCTGTAGGTGTATCAGATTCTACTGCTACAAACTCTTCAGTAACTTCTTCTAAGGTTTCTTCTCTAGCTTCTTCTTCTCTTTCAGCAATTCTTTCTTCTTCCATGATTTCTTGTCTTTCTTCTATTTCTTCAAATATATCTTCTACAGCTTCTTCTTCAAATATTTCTTCTATAAACTCTTCTTCAGGCTCATCATCAAGCACAAATTCTTCTTCATGTCGTTCTTCAAAGTGCTCATTGGTTTCTTCTTCAAACCATTCTTCTAATTCATCTATGCTATTAAATTCAATAAATGTTTCAGGTTCGCTGTAATCTTCTACTAAAAATGTTTCTTGAAATATAAATTCATCTAACAATATATCGTCTTGGTGAAATAGCTCATCATGATGTGG